TGGAAGTAGAAAGAAACTGCACGCTCATAACCAGCTATCAACAACGAACCGTTGATAGCTGGTTATTTCGCTGAAAACCTCTATCCTCCGACTCTTGCCGGGGGGTAGAGGCCTTTTTGAAGTCAGAGCCAGGGAATATCCTTTGACAGCTCTTCAAATTTTCTAAAATTTTTCACCCATTTTCTCCAACTCTTGTTAGATTTAGTTCTTCTTTCTTGTTATTAGTAGCAATCCCCTATGTGCTATTCGTGCTCCCCGGCGTAAACTTCTACTATGAAATTACTCCAGCAACAGGTGATGCAATGATTGATAAGAGCAGAGCTTTAACACTTCTTGGCAGCGGCTTGGGGCCGACAGAAGTAGGAACAACGCTTGGCTGCGACCCATCCTATGTTTCTCAGCTGCTAATGGATGATTCCTTCCGGACACAAGTACTTGCTCTCCGTATTGAGAATCTACAAGCTGCAACGCAGAGGGACAGGAAGATTGATAAGTTGGAAGATGAGGTGCTGGAGAAGCTTGAAGATAATATTAAGTGGATGACGAAAACAAATGATATTATTAGAGCATTTGCGATTATTAATGCCGCTAAGAGGCGCGGAGCCGTAACTGGTGGCGATTTAACAGTGCACCAAACAATTGTTGCGATATCACTTCCACCTGCTGCGCGCCGAGAGTTTATTACCAATCAGCAAGGGGAAGTTGTGCAGGTTGGAGATAAAACTACATTAACGATGCCGTTGCAAAATCTATTGCGGGATCGTTTACGCAAACAAATCACTTCGGAGAAGCCGAGTGAGCCTGAAGGTCGCACTTATGAGCAAGCAGCAACAGATAATTCTCCCAAAGGAGAAAAAGCAGCCGCTTAGAGTCGTCCCTCTTGATGCTAAGAGAAAGGATGCAGAGCGTGCGCGTCTAATGCTTCTTGGAATTAGGCTTCAATTGCAAAGGAGACCAGAATAATGGGCTTCCGAGGAACTACTAATGTATGGGATGAAGCTCTCGGCATAGATGAAAAAAGTCTCGTAGCTGATAAATTACAGAAGGAACTTGAAGCTAACGAGAAAGCTGTAGTAGAAGCTAATATTGATGAAATATTCGTTAAACATGAGGATGCAGTTGCAGCAGCTAAGGAAAGTCTAAACTTTTTAGCTTCTATCGCAATGCCAACTGTATTTCAATATATGTATCCTACTGTTCTTCTAGCTGCTTGGCAGTTAATGAAGGAAGCAATATTTAAAGTAAGAGATTTTACTCAACTTGTTCTTGGTATTCCTCGTGGACACGGTAAGACGACTATAATTAAGCTATTTACTCTCTTCTGTATTCTTTTTACTAAACGTCGTTTCATTTTAGTCATCAGCAGCACAGCCGCTCTTGCTGAGAATATTGTTGCCGACGTTATAGACATGCTGAATGAGTCTAATATAAAGAGACTTTTCGGTGATTGGAAGGTTGGAATTGAAAAGGATACCCAGGAACTAAAGAAGTTTACATTCCGCGGTAGAACAGTAATACTAGCTGCTATTGGTGCTGAAGGTTCGCTGCGCGGCTTGAATCTAAAGAATGAAAGACCAGATGTAATGATATTTGAAGATATACAGACTGCTGAATGTGCTGAATCTAAGGTGCAATCGAATACATTAGAGCGTTGGATGGTAGGGACTGCCATGAAAGCGAAGTCTCCTCATGGCTGTCTCTTTATCTATGTAGGTAATATGTTTCCAACACCTTATTCAATACTCCGGAAGCTGAAGAAGAATCCTCGTTGGACAAAGTTCATTTGTGGAGGTATTCTAAGCGATGGAACAGCCCTCTGGGAAGAACTACAGCCGCTTGAGCAGCTACTTGCCGAGTTGGACAACGATATTGCAATGGGTCACGAAGAAATATTTGCAGCTGAAGTCCTTAATGATGAGAATGCGAAAGTTCATCTCCGAGCGGATCTTGCGAAGATAAATGAATGGCCATATAATGCGGAGATAGATAAACCACAAGGAAGATTTATTGTTATTGATCCTGCCACCAATAAAGCTGGAAGTGACCTTATTACCATTGGTGGATTTGAAGTATATGATGGACTGCCAAGTATTACTGAAATAGATGAAGGTAATTACTCGCCGGGAGAAACGATCAAACATGCTCTGCTTATGGCCCTTCGTAATAATATCGGTCTCATCGGCGTGGAATCTACAGCATATCAAGCATCTCTCCTCTATTGGTTTGAATTCATCTGTCGACAACTAGGAATTGCTGGAATTGAATTCGTTGAACTTCATACTGCTGGTTATAGTAAGAATACACGTATTACGAATGGAATAAAGATGATGTCAAAGGGTGAGTTAAAAGTTCATCCTAGAGTTCGCGGCATGATAATTGCACAGCTTAATCAATGGAATCCACTGAAGCGAGATAATATTGATGGCATCCTCGACATTATTGGCTATGCTCCTTCAATGCTTGAACTTTATGGGCATCTTATGACTCTTGAAGGTGAGATTACTAACCAAGAATTTGATTCAGCTAAAGTTCGTGAAGATAACTGCTCTTTCACAGATGCTGTATTCCAAACTTGAAAGGATTTTGTGGCCACTCCTGCTACTTCTTTTCCCCTAACCAACAAAAAGATTGCTGATTCAATCGTTGAATACGCACGTCGTGCGCAAGAGTATTCGCGTAGTCAATTCAGTATTCGTTCTACTCTCGAATATATTGACAGAGAATATCAGCGTGAAGGAGATATGACTGATGAACAGTGGAAAGCACGGATGGCAACAAAAGCTGGTGATAAGCGTCGCCGCACGAATCTTACTGTGCCAATTGTAATGCCACAGGTCGAATCTGCTCTCGCTTACTTCTCTGAAGTTTTTCTCACTGGATATCCAATCTTCGGTGTTGGTTCCAGCCCTGAATTTGATGATGCTGCACTGCAGATGGAAACTATTATTGCCGAGAATAGCCTAACTGCTGGCTGGTCACGTCAGCTAAGTATGTTTTTCCGCGATGGTTTTAAGTATAATCTGCAAGGTATTGAAGTTCTTTGGGATCGTAAGACTACAGCAGCTATAGAGACTGATGTTACTTTACCAGACGGTAAATCTGGTAAACCGAAAGAAGTTATATGGGAAGGGAATTGCCTGAAGCGAATGGATTTATATAATACAATCTTTGATCCTCGCTGTCCTCCAGCAGAAATTCATTCACAAGGAGATTTTGCAGGATACGTTGAATTGTGTTCTCGAACAAATCTGAAGCGGTATATTAACGATCTATTCGGTAAGATTCCAACAGCAGTTGCAATGCGTGCTTTCGAGTCGGGTGGGGCTGATTTAATTACTCCAGTAGGAGATGCTACTCTCGGCTACTATGTTCCTCTTATCAATCCAGATGCAATGATTGATCGTGAAGGACTTAATGCTTTCGACTGGATGGCTTGGGCAACAGATCAAGCTAAACAGAAGATACAATATAAGAATGTTTATGAGAAACTGACACTGTATGCAAGAATTATTCCACAAGACTTTGATCTATATGTTCCTCAAGACAATACGCCACAAGTCTGGAAGTTTATCATTATTAACAACAAAGTGCTTCTATACGCTGAACGCTGCACCAATGCTCATGGACTTATTCCCATCATCTTTGGGCAACCTCTCGAAGATGGCCTTGGATACCAGACTAAATCATTAGCTCTTAATGTTGTGCCTTTCCAGGATCTAGCATCAGCTGCTATGAATGCTAATATTGCATCAAAACGTCGTCTAGTTATGGACAGGACACTCTATGATCCTTCCCGAATTCGTGATGCGGATATTAACAGTGATAACCCATCAGCCAAAATACCTGTTCGGCCTTCTGCTTACGGTAAGCCTGTCGGTGACTCTGTATATGCTTTTCCTTATCGTGACGACCTTAGTGCTCAAGTAACTCAGGAGGCAGAATTATATGTTCGCTATGCTAATCTTACTACTGGACAGAATCCAGCACAGCAAGGACAGTTTGTTAAAGGTAATAAAACAAGAAGTGAATACCAAGATGTTATGGGGCACAGTAATTCAAGAAATAAAATGATGGCTATTAATGGAGAGCACCAAGTTCTTATGCCAATTAAGGAAATTATCAAGATTAATATGCTGCAATATCAAACTACAACTGTAATGTATAACCGAGATCTTCAGCAGACAGTGAAAATTGATCCATTAACGCTTCGCAAGGCTGTTGCTGAATTTAAACTCAGCGATGGAATACTTCCAGGAGATAAACTCTTCAACTCAGAAGAGTTTGAAGTAGCTGTGCAAGTGCTAGGAAGTAGTTCTGCAGTTGCTGCTGGTTATCGAATGAGTGATGTATTTACGCATTTATTCAAACAACGTGGAGTTGATCTTCGTCCTTTCCAGAAAACTCCCTCTGAAATTCAATATGAGCAACAACTTATGGCATGGCAACAACAAGCAACACTTGCTGCTGAAAAGAATACGCCGTTTAATACTCCAATGCCGCAGCCTCCTGCTCCCGAACTTATTGAACAGCAAATAGCTCAAATGCGGGCAAGGAGAGGACAATCGTTGAAGCAGTTAATAGAGGCTGCGGAAAAAGTAACTAGAGAAACATCTGGCGCTGGAGCTGCTATATGATGCAAATAGATACCCCATTTACTGCTTTTAAGATGACGCAGGAAGAATTAGCTCTTGCACGTTCATTAACAACTGAACAGCGTTGCTATCTACAAACGCTGCTAAGTGATGCCGCCACAGAAAAACTCGCAGAGGAATACGATCCAACTAATCCTTTGCGATTCGCTCAACGAGAAGCATATCTTCGAGGACAGATGGATATCCTCAATATGCTACTCGCTGATACCCCGAGTGTAACTAGACCCGATCGGTTTAAACCCGAACAACCTAAGGAGACATCATGAACATTATTGATATGTTTCGTGGAACACCGCCTGTTTCTCCATCTGTTCCGGCTCAGAATCTTGGGCCTGATGGAAAGCCGATTCAACAACAGCAACTTGGACCAGACGGTAATCCACTAGTTCCAGGAGCTACTAATACTCCGCCACAGGATCAAGATGTGAACAAATCCCCGCTGGCTGAGTTTGGTAAGTTATGGGATACTGAACCACTCAAAGAAGGGCAACAGCCGAAACCAGACTTAAACGATCCTAATTCGATCGTTCCAAACCTACAAATTGATCCTAAACGGTTGTCAGACGCAGCAAAGCGGATTGATTTTTCTCGTGTTATCGACCAGGAACTTGCAAAGAAAGCATTAGGTGGTGATGTTGCAGCCTTCTCGCAAGTTATCAACAGCGTCGCTCAAGCATCGTTCGCAAACATGTCGATGGTTTCATCGCGCATTGTTGAGAACGCATTAAGGCAATTCACTCCTAAGCTTCTTAATGAATCTTTGCCGCATTCCATTAGGAAGTTTTCAGTTGGTGATGCTTTAGTATCCAGCAACAAGATCTTCAACGATCCTGCTGTTGCACCAATGCTGGAAATGCTAAAGAGTCAGCTTCAGATCAAATACCCCCAAGCATCAACCAAAGAGATTGGCGAGATTGCAAATCGTTATATGCAATCCCTTGCCAAAGCCGTTGGTGGTGAAGATAATAATAATCCCAATGACCCCAATCGACGTGGAGCTGTCAAAGAGATGGATTGGATTGACGACTTTCTCGGTGGGGCATCAGCACAAAAGTAATTAGGAACAGTAACTTTTAATTTTCCATCTGGAGGTCTTTCATGCTTGCCCGCGGAGTAGTAACTGCTGGTAGCGTAACAGGACGCCAAGCTGGGCCGGGTGATGTTCTTGCTTCTGGTGAGTCGTATGCAGCTCTTACGACTGCTGGTGCTGGAACAATTCTTGGTTCCATGATTGCAGCGGGCATCCTGCATCGCACTGGCCCCGGAGCTGGTTATACTGACACTACGGATACTGCGGAAAACATTCTCACTGCACTTGCCGGGAATGACTACAAAGTAAACGTGATGCCGGGAACAACTTTCCGGTTCCTCTTCAGGAATACAGTTGCGTTCCTGATGACGTTCGCTGCTGGTCTTGGCGTAATTGCTGGAACTGGCACGTTGAACGTAACAGCGTCTCTCGTGCGTGAGTATCTGTTGGAAGTGTTGAATTCGACTCCAACATTTACCACACTGTGCAGCACTGCTGCTGCAAGTGCTATTGTAACACTTCTCACACCCGCCGCGATGGGTTCCATTACTCCTGGGCAAATAGTGTCAGGAACTGGAATTACTGCGGGTTCTCGCGTCTCTGGTGTAACTATCGGAGATCAAACGAGTGCTCGCGGTCAAGTGGATAAGATTACGGCAATTACGCTGAATCAAAACTCAGCGTCTGCTCAGTCCTCCACATCCGTCACGTTCTCTCCATGCATCCGCTTTAATGGGTTGCGTGAGAGCACGTTGTAACTGGCCAACTAAAAAGGAGTCACTCACATGACTACGGGTATCTTCAACACTGGCCAGTTTACGCAGGATCTAGCACGGAAATCATTCGCAGGAATGATTACTCGACTGATGCCTAACGGTTCAGCTCCGTTGTTCGGTCTTACGTCGATGCTTGAGAGTGAAACTGCGGTGAACGTAGAACATGGTTTCTTCACAAAAACCATGCTCTTCCCGCAATTAACTCTCAGTGCAGCGGGCCAAACCATTGACGACACGACTTTCACTGTGACCAGCACAGCAAACATCCTTCCTGGGATGATCTTGCGTGTTGACTCCACTGGTGAGAACGTAATCATCAATGGAATTCTCAGCACCACACAGGTTAACGTAACTCGTGGTGTTGGCACGGTTGCTGCGGCAGCAATCGCTGGAAGTATCAACCTCTACCAAGTCGGTAATGCGTTCGAGGAATCTTCGACTCGGCCAAACGCTCTCCAAATCAATCCTGTTCGTGTAACCAATCTTACGCAGATTTTCCGGAACACTTGGGCGATCAGCGGAAGTTCGGCTGCTGTGCAGATGATTGCTGGAGATAGTAACGTCGCAGAAAATAAGCAAGACTGCGCCGGTTTCCATGCGGCTGATATCGAGAAAGCTCTCTTCTTCGGACAAAAGTTCCAGGGTTCCCGCAACGGACAACCGTTTCGTACAATGGATGGAATCTACTCAATTGTGAGCAACCTTGCTTACTACCCGAGTAGCTACTCCAGCGTTAACGTGACGGTGGCCGGTGGAACTACGAACTATACGCAGTTTGAAGCTGCTTTCGATCCGTGCTTTAATCAGACAACGGATCCGAAGGTTGCTAACGAGCGGCTGTTGTTCGTTGGTGGAACCGCGAAGAAAGTCATCAACAATATTGGACGGTTGAATGGCACCTACATGATGGTCGATGGTCAGACTTCGTGGGGGTTGCAATTCTCTACCGTTAAGATCGCACGGGGAACTTTCCGCGTGATCGAACATCCGCTGTTTAACACCAACGCGTCTTGGAGCAAACTCGCAATTGCTGTGGACTTGTCCAGCTTCCGGCTGGCATATCTTGGCAATCGCAAAACACAGCATAAAGCATTTAATGCTGCTGGCGAGGAAGCACAAGATAACGGAATTGATGCTGTCGGTGGAACACTCACAACTGAAGTCACCGATCTCATCAAGAATCCTCCAGCTTTCGGGATCATGACAAGCCTGACTGCTGCGGCTGCTGGTTAACTTTCGTCTTTCGTCTCCTGGGAAGTCTATGGTGCAAGCGGAAGAAGGTTACTTACTTTTTCCCTTGCACCATTTTTTCTCCCGTTTTGCTGTAACTTAACCCTGAAAGGAAATAACCGTGAGTCAAAACCCTGATCTGCAAGCTGCTGCTCCTGAAGCTGCTCAACAGCCTCATGTCCAACCTTTAGCAGCTATTACTCCACCAATGTCGAATACAAAGATGCCTACAGCAGTATATTTTATGTGCACTATTGCAAATGCTTCAATGTTCCGGCCCGATGGGAAGAAATTACCATTTGTTGCTGGATTTCTGAAAACAAGTATTAAGGAAGATATTTCTTATCTGGATGCTGAGATTGAAAATGGTAGTCAGTATATTCGCCGTGCAAATGGCAAAGAGATTGAGTCTGCTCGCATGTATGAGGATCCTCTTGGAGCAATCAAAGATGTTGTGAGGATCGAAATGGAGAAGCAGGTTCGAGATAACTACACAATCGAACAGCTTGAAACTCTTCTTGCGGAAAAGAAGAATCCGAAACCGAAGGAAGTTGTTTCTACTGAAACACCAGATCAAAAGGCTCGGCGGCTCCTTGCTGAAATGGGTTCCAAGAAGTTTAAGCCTGCTGGAACCGACGCCGTAGCAAGCGGTATTGCGAACAGCAATAGCGTTGCTCGCTAACTTGTGGAGAGTCGCGGCTTGTGACATATCAGGAAATTTACGATACTGTAATTAGTCTCACAAATCATCCTGAGTTGACAGCAGAAACTGCCACTGCTGTGCAAGCCGCGACACTTCGAATGCATCAAACTGATTATTATGAGCGAGATATAACTGAAGCAAAGATTGTTCTTGAAGCAGACGGTTATATTCAGCAAGTAGATATTAATGGTGTATTTGCTCGCTATAGGAATCTTAAGTATCTACGTAAGTGGGATCCGACTGGTGCCGATCCATTTACGCAGCAACTTACAGGTGCAGCTGGCCCCTTTCTCACTATCCTTAACGCAGATCAGATTCTTGATGGCTATGGACTTGAAAAGGCTAATGTTGCTTACGTTGCTGGCAGGATGCTTAATATCCGCAGTAATACTGTTCTTCGTCAACTCTTAGCTGGATGGTATCAACTTCCAAAAGTAACACCAACGACAGAATATAGTAGCTGGATTGCAGATGTTGTTCCATTCGCCATCATATTTGACGCTTGTAGTTTAATCTTTCAAATGATTGCTCTCCAAGAACAAAGCCGCAAGTTCGACAGCCTTGTATCTGAGCAGGTTGCAATGGTCAAAATGCACGGTCTTGAAATGAAAGGACGCTGATGAGCACTATCTGGGTAGCACTCGCAGACCCTAACTTGCCACAAGGAGCGATTCCGTATATTGATACGGATAGTGTTCCAGATATTGATGTTCTTAACTTATTTTATGACTCAGTGAATAAGCGGATGCAAGTGAAGAACGGTATTGCCTTTGATTACACTCGATCCAGCGCGGCGGGGCCGCAGACGATCAATAAAGTTGCTGGAACTGTAAAGATTGCAATAGCTGGACAAACTGTTGTCCTTACAAATTCGCAGATTGATGTAAATTCTCTTATTATTCCATTCCTGCTTAGCGACGATACTACATCCAAGAGTGTTGTAGTTTCAGCACAAGCTGCTGGAAGCTGCACATTTAAGCTGGATGCAGCAGCTACCGCAGAGGTAGTTATCGGCTTTCTTGTGCTCCCAGTTGGACAAGTTATTGCACAATAAAGGATACGAACTGTGGCATACGTTCCTGATGTAGACAATGCAGCAGAACCAATAATATCCAGACCTTCTGGAAGTGCAGCAGAAGAGTTTCGTAGAGTTAAGGAACGTATCGCTGTTCTTGGAGGTATTGGAACATTTTGGAATCCAGACGATAAGAGTAGCCAGATTACTCTTAGTCTTGGTAATTTACTTGCAACAAAAGCAGCTCCAGACGGTTCCGATGCAGGTGTTCGAGCATTTACGGGCAAGAATTCTGGACAATGGTATTGGGAACTTACTGTTCAGAGCATCTCAGCTAGTATGTATCTGGGTATTGGCACATTGCTGGCGAGTTTATCTTCTTCACTCGGAGCTGATATAAATGGCTTTGCATATAGAAGTGATGGACAAAAGGTAAACAATGGTGTGGCTGCTGCTTATGGAGCATCTTATACTGCTGGTGATGTTATCAGTGTTGCCTTTGATGCAACAGCTGGAACACTTACTTTCTTCAAGAACAACGTATCTCAAGGAATTGCATATTCAGGGCTTACTGGAACGAAGTTTCCTATAGCATCTTTAGTCAATACAGGAAATGCTGTTCTTGCTAATTTTGGCAATTCAGCTTTTGTATATGCTCCGCCTCCAGGTTTCAGCGGATTTACAGCTGCTACTGCTGCTGCAAGTGTTCCCTTTTTCGTTAGACAATTTTTTCCTGAACTATCTTGATAGGAGATTTTCATGGCCGCTAACACCAATCCCATTTCACCAATTGCACCAGCATTTGGCGCTCCATTCAATACAGCATTAGTTGCTGCGGAGACTTCTCTTAAAGCGTTGACTAATGCTGCGCTCTTCTTTACTGCTGGAGCTAATGGTGCAAAAGTTCCTCGCGTGCGTGTATGGCATCTTGGAACCAATGTAGCAACAGTTATGCGTATTTTCTACAACAACGGTGGTGCAATAGGAACAGAAGGTAGTAACACTCTGCTTGCTGAAGAAACTATTGCATCAAATACACTTTCCCAAGTTGCTAAATCTGTCGTAGTAGACATCTATCTTGGTTTGGTAATGAAGCCAACACACAGGCTTTATTACACCATTGGAACTGCTGTTGCTGCTGGTCACGGAGTTTCTGCACCGGACGCAGGAGACTACTAAAATTCGTTATAAGTAAGGAACACAAATGTTTCAGATTCCAATTCCAACACTATCTATTGAAGCTTCAAACAATACTATTCATGGTAGTAAGTATATTACTGCCTCAGATAGCTTCTTAATTCCAGAAGGTGTATTTACAATTTGGATTTCAGGTTGCGGTGGTGGAGGTGGAGGTGGAACTGCTGACTCAAATACTGACACTAGTCCTGGCGGTGGTGGTGGAGGTGGAGGTGGTGGAGCTAGTATAATAAAAACTATATTTAACGTAACTCCAGGAATGAGCCTTGATGTAGTTATTGGAGCCGGTGGTGCAGCAGCAACAGTTGGTGGAACTACATCTGTTAGAGGTTTTGTGTCTCTTGTAGGAGGAGCTGCTGGTGGAGTTGGTGGAAGCGGAACTGGTGGAGTTGGTGGACTTGGTGGAAATGTTTTATCTGCAGACGGTAATCCCGGACAAGGTGTGGCAGATTCTGCTAGTGGTGCAACAGGTGTTGGTGGTAGTGGAGGTTCTACACCTTTTGGTGGAGGTGCTAGAGGAGCAACCACTGGAGTAGGAACTGCTGCTGGAGCTAACAGTGGAGGTGGTGGTGGTGGTGGTGGAACTAGTGGTGCAAATGCAGGCGGTGCTGGTGGAAGTGGTGTAATTATTCTGGAGTGGTAATCATGCCAAATGCTCAAGAAGGCAGAGTTTACGCACAAGTTCTTCGCGGAAAATGTCACTGGAAGTTTACGAAAGCTGAACTTCCATTCTGGGAAGAAACAGGATTCACAGTTGTTGATGTAACTGGTAATGAGCCAGAAATTGGAGATGATTTTGATGGAGTAACTTTTATTCCTGCTCCTCCTCCTCTAGTTATTCCTCCAATAGATACATCAGATCTAAACAACGCGAATAAATTGCTAAAAGCAATTTGTATTTACTTTGGTGGTTTAGCTGGCAAAACTCCTGCTGAGATAAGAGCAGGAATTAAAGCAGTTTACGATTCATTACCATAATTTCCCATGGCTCGCTATCACAGTCGCTGCAATCTTAGTGCTGCCCGCTTTCCCCTAACTACCGATCTTAGTAGTCGCACCATTATTCTGCCACAGCATGATATGAACTATCAACGAAATGCTGTATTCTCGGGATCAGATGCGGATCGAGACATTGGTGTTCCGCAAGTATTCTACTGCCATAATACGCTTCCAACAGAACAAGGATTTCAGAGTGTCGGCTATGATCAAGTTATTGCTCCAGTTGGCGGAGCTACTGAGTTTGATCAGATCATTCCACTTCTTGAAGTTGGCGGTAACAAGTTTCTATTTTCTCCTTCTGGCGGTTTAAATCATGTATTTGATGCTCCAGTTGGTCAATGGGAAAGTATTAATCCAATAACTGGAGTTGAACCAGAAGCATTAGTAACATTTGCATTTGTTCAAGGTAACACATATATTTATTATGAAAAAGTTGGAGCTTTTCGCTATAATTCAACAACGAAAGCTTTCGATTCAATAACATTAGTTGGATTAGATCCGCTACTTATCAATGGAATTGTAGGAAGCAATGGATACTTACTTGCTTTCGACAATACTACAATGTATTGGAGTAGCGCAGTTGATCCTCTCGATTTCGTTCCCTCACTAATTACTGGAGCTGGGAGCGGTGCAGTAACAGATTTGAAGGGAAGAATTGTAGCAGCTCTTCCAAATGTAAATGGCTTCCTTGTTTACGGAACTGGTAATGCTGTTGGAGCATCTTTTACCAGTAATATTAGGTTTCCCTTTATCTTCAAAGAAGTTCCTGGAAGCGGTGGGATTCTATCAAAGGAACAAGTCAGTCATGATGTAAATACTGAAGATCATTATGCTTTAACCAGTGCAGGACTGCAACAAATTACGAAAACCAGCTCTAAGTTAATGTTTCCAGAGCTTACTGACTTTTTAACTTCCAGAATATTCGAAGATTATGATTCAGCAACCAAGACTTTTATTACAACGACTCTTAGCGCGGATATGATTGTTAAAATTACAGTAGTTGCTTCTCGTTACCTCGTTATAAGTTACGGGATTGCTTCTCTTACTCACGCTCTTATTTTTGATCTTGCTCAAAAGCGTTGGGGTAAAGCAAAGATTAACCACGTAGATTGCTTCGAATTCAATTATCCTAATCTATACGGTGAGATTACCTATGAAATGCTTATGGATGCTGGAACTCTCTATACTGATCTTATGGGAACTTCTTATCTTGATCTATTTTCAGCAATTGCAACAGCAAATAAACCAAAGCGAACACTTGCTTTTCTCCAGAGTGACGGCACTGTAATGCTTACTAATTTCGATCTTGGACGACTTGCTGATGACGCAGTATTTTTACTTGGAAAGTATCAATTTACTCGTGGTCATTATCTACAACTTCTAGGATTTGAGGTTGAAAATGCAAATCCTGGAGCAAATTTTGCTGCTTTTGTGCTTCCGAGTCGTGATGGAAAGAATTTTGAGCCAGCTATTACTCCTTTCCTCAAGACAAATAACGGAAAATTGCGAGAATATGCTTGTCGAGTAACCGGAGTTAATAATACATTGCTTTTTACAGGAACTTATAACCTTGTGGGCACACTCATTCGCTATACACCGCTAGGGATGATACGCTGATATGAGTTCTGTTCGCTTTAATCTACCTTTTACTCTTGGAATTGGTGATACTGTTCCAACAAATGTTCCGCCTGACACTAAAGGTGCGCTTATTGAAGTTTATAGTGCATTTCAACAAATTCAATCAGTTTTCCATAATCATCTTGGTATAGGACAGCAACTTAAAGAGAGTTGGGCAACTATTCCGATGGGAGACTTGTTGCACAGGTTCTCTCCGTGGCGTTTATATGCAAAAGCAAGCGAAGCTATCGGATTCGGCAATGCAGTCAATCTTCATGCAGTTAGCGGAGTTATTAATATCCGCAAAGCTAATGCAACGAATAATACAAAGCCGTGTCATGGCTTTTGTTCAGTCTCAGTCGGTATTCCTTCGGGCGAATATGGAGAAGTTATACTGTGCCAAGGTATTACAACTGGAATTACTGGATTAACGACTGGAACACGTTATTTTCTTAGCACTACGGATGGCTTGCTTACTGCAACTGCTCCTGTAGCTGCTGGTAACATCGAACAAGCGGTAGGAATAGCTTTAGAAACTAGCTTATTCCTGTTTAACTTAGATTTTGAGTTCATTCAGCATTAAGGATAACAATGGCACATCAACTACTTCTCGATGTAATTGAAGCGCTAGAAGATAGCGGTAGCATTGCTATTATTGTGCTTCCTTACGGGGCCGAAGAGGAAACTCCCGAGGAGGAGAAAGAAGAAACTCCTTATGATGAATTCAGAGAAGCTGAGCTTTTTGAGATGGGAGCTGGCGTAGATCAAGATGCAATTTTGATGGATAATCCATTACAAAGCTGATTATGAGCAAAGAATTTAGTCAATTTCCTACTGGTGCTCCTCCTGTTGATACAGACCGATTTCTAATTGGTCGTCCTGATATTGCGAGTCCAACAGGATTTAGTAACTTTATAATGACTTGGGCAGAGATTAAAGCTGCGGTTGGAAGTGGCACAGGTATTCCTGGTCTTACTATCCCAGGAAACGATGGAGTCGATGTAGAAGAGCCAATTATGATTCCTGGAGCCAAAGGTGATCCAGGTTCTCCCGGTGCCGCAGGAATTACAGCAACTACTGTATTCTTCCTAGAATCGGAAGCTCCTGAAGAAGTAATGCCAATTCCGGGTGAGAAAGGTGCTGCTGGTGCTACTGGTATAAATGGAACAATTGGTAGAGATGGCGCAATTCTTATGCTTGAACCGGAAATAGAAGAGCAAGCAATTATTCCTGGGCCGAAGGGTGATAAAGGAGATGCTGGTGGCGGTGGTGGCGGAAGTATTACAGCAACTACAGTAACAGTAGCAAGTCCGGCACTAGAAGCATCTGTTGTTATTACTGACGCAGCTGTTACACCTGCTGACAGAATTATAGCTGATTGGGGAAACTGTCTCCAAACAGATGAAAATCATCCTGGAATGGGACAAATAGTATTTAATGCTATTGCAGGAACAGGACAATTTGTGCTTGAGCTTTTTTCTACAGATCAAAGTATGCTTTTCGGCCTCTTCAAAATTAACTACATGAGAGCGACTTAACATGCCACAATTAGTTGATGCAAGAGGAAATGAATTCCAAGGCCAATTAGACCAAATTGGTGGTGGTGTAATAACTGATGCCCGCACTTCATCATTTGTTCTTGGTGCGCTTAACGCTGAAGTAGTAATGGATTTAAACGGTAAAGCTTGCGCAGTATTTGATGTTAGAACAGCAGCAGGTAACTTAACGTATGTATTTGAGGGAACAATAGATGGTGTTAATTACATGGCATTGCCTGCATTTGCTAATTTTCAATTATTAGCTGCAGCAGCTATTGCAGAACAATATGTTCCATCTGTTGTTGTTGCAACAACCCATTCTGGGATATACACTATAGGAGTAACAGGTTTCCGTCGTGTGCGCCTTCGTATTTCAGCTTATACTTCTGGGAATATAACTGTTAGTGGACGAGCTTCTATAGCCGATTTAATAATCTATAGAAAATCTGTTCCTGCTATATTGCATGTTACGGTAACTGCTGCTGCTAATGCTGCTGCAACTATTACACTTCCTGCTCCTGGTGTTGGAATGTTTCACTATATAACATATTTAAACTGTCGTCGAAATGCAACTGCTGCACTCGCAGGAACAGCAACACTGATTATTACCTCCACAAATCTTCCAGGAAGTCCTGCGTGGAGTAATGGTAATGCAATGGCTGCTGGTGGGACTGTTGAAGATATTGATATGCAACCAAGTCATCCCCTTAAAAGTTTAGTTGCTAACACAGCAACAACGATCGTTATGCCTGCTGCTGGTGCAGCGGTTCTTAACCGCGGTAATTGCTCATACTACATAGGAGCGTAAACATGGCTGCAAACAAAGCTGTTCGTTTTGGTCCAATTGCTGTTCCTAATGCAATTGGTAATTTATTCAATCCACCGACTCTCTCCGGCGGAGTGAATCCGCCTGCGGGGAGTACAAATAGTTATGTCATCATGCGCCATATTCGTATTGTGAACAAAACTGCTGGTGCGGTAACTTTCAGCGGTTATATTGGAGCAACTGGTGGATCAGCTGCTGGAACTGAATTTATCGGAACTGGTCTTAGTATTGCTGCAAACAGCTTCATTGACTGGTATGGAGCTGTTCGTTTAGATGTTGCAGACTTCTTTACAGGTGTAGCGTCTGCTATTACTTCACTTGTTATCGAAGGTGAAGGCGAGATTGGAGTTGCATAATCATGAGTGAAAACTTTGGAGGCATTGAAGCCTCTGCCGGAAATAAGAAGATTAAAGTCTGGGGCAATGAATTGATACAAGTGCTTCAGCTTATAGTTCTCTGTATTGTTGCTTTCGGTTATTATAAGCATGATGTAGATGCTGCTGAACAGCAGAAAACAGTTGTTCAAGCTGTTCGTGAGCAAACTGTTGTTCAGAAAGAGCAATTAAATGCTCAAAGAGAGCAGAATTGTTTACAGCGTCTTACACAGGAGCAACGAAAGCAATCCAAAGAAATTGAGTTCTGTCAAAACCTAGGAAAAGGAAGATGAAACTTAAACCAGAAGTAAAAGTAACCAATCTTACGCCCCAAATTCTTCTCGCACTCGTTGTTGCAGAAGGACTTTATCGTGCATATATTCCGTATAACTACCATATTACAGTAACCAGTTGTGATGATGGCGATCACGGCGAGGATACATGGCATGGAGAAGGTCGAGCAGTTGATATTAGAACCAAGGATTTACCTGCTTCTGTAAACAAAAAGCAATTAACACAAGCAATTAAGGATGCACTTCCAGGATATGATGTGCTGTTTGAGTATGAAGGAACAGAGAATGAGCATATCCATATTGAATGGGATCCTGATAGGATACGAGGATAATCCCCTCTAGTATTTCTAGGGGCAAAGGAATATACTGATGTCAACAAGTGAGGAAAGCAAATGAGTTTTCTTTCCGCTATTCCTATCATCGGAGATCTTATCAATGGCATTGGAGATGCTGTTGATAAGAATGTAACTACAGATCATGAGCGGCTTGTAGTCAAAGCCAAGATGATGGAAATTGCTGCTCCTGCACTGATTGCTGTTGTCCAAGCACAGACTTCCGCTAATGAACTTACTGCAAAGATTGCAGAACTTGAAGCTAGAAGTGAAGATAGGATGGTTCGCTGGCGGCGTCCAATTCTAGCACTCATAGCTGCTAGCAACTTTATAATAGTATTATGGTGGTGGCTTTTAACTTCTCCAACCAATATCTTCGAACTCACTGAGATTCCTGCTGTAGTGTCTTACAGCTTCACCTTTGCAGCTCTTGTCAATGGTCTCGACATTGGAACTCGTGGACTAGAAAAGATGGTTGGTAAATGGTCATCGCGTGCTAACGGAGAACATTAATGGCACAAGCACAAGTTCAAGTTCCTCGAAATCAAGCAGTTGATATCGCTGATATCATATCTAAGCTTGCGCCTACCTTTATTGGAACTGGAAAGACTACAACTACCGGAAATATCTCTGCAACGGCTGCTGCTCAAAGCAATGCTGCATTCGATCTCGCAATGCAGCGAGCACAATCTAGTGACCAAGCTGATCGTCTCATCCAAGATATTCTTTACCGAGCACAATTAGCTTTCGCGCCAGTTCTCGGCGAAGAGAAAGCTGCTGGAGTATATAACAGTTCAACGAAGCTTCTTCTTGGTCAGGAAGCACAACGCAGAGCTACTGCCGCTGCTGGTGCTGCTGTTCTTCAAGATCAACAGCAGAATCTTCAAACTGCTGCTAGTATCGCAAATCAACAAGCAGCTTCTACAAGAGGAACTACAAGTAAAACAAAGCCAGCAGTTAATCCTTTGGCCTCTCTCGGAACTCTTTTCGCACTTGGCGGTGCTCAGAAAGCAATAAAGAAACTTCCACAACAAAAAGCAATTCCTCCCGCAGCAACACTTCCAGCAGCTGCTGGTGGTGCTGAAGAGCTTAGTGCTTACGACTATAGTCAAGAAGGATTTGATTCATTTTCTGCCAGCGGTGGAGGCGCTCCACCACTCGGTGCATCTGATATTTCTGGAACTGACTTTTTAGCTAGTGCAGGAGCTGGTAGTGATTTTGCTACCTTTGCTGCATCCGATATTGGACTTTCTGAATTTGCTGATCTTGGAGCTTTCGACTACAGCTTTGATGGAGCAGATTTAGGAGTAGCTTCTGATATTGGATTTACCGAAGCTGGAAGTGAACTTGTCGCCGGGGGAGAAGAATTAGGTTTATTCGATGAACTTCTCGATTTTGGTGGTGGAGGGGGAGATGGAAGCTTTTTCGAAGATGTTGGAAGCTTCTTTGGATTTGCTGACGGGGGACAAATTCCAAAGATAGATCCACGAGCTGCTTACACGATTGCTCCGCATCCAATAACCAGATCTGGAACTGCTTCCAGTAGTTCATTATCTTCTCCCGTTGGTGCTGCGAAACCTCCTTCTCGTAGAAAATCTTCTTCTCAAGAAGATGCCAATGATCTTATCACAGGACAAAGTGGGGATGAGGGAACTGGTGCTCCTGCTACTGGCCTAAGTGGGCCTGGAAGTGGAGCTGCTGCAGCTGCAACTATCGGGGCTATGATGGCTATGGCAGCAGGAGGCCCACTCGGACTTCTTGGATATGCTACCAAACTCGGAGCTTATACTCTTGGAAAAACTGCTTTTGCTGCTCCGGTAGAACCTCAGACAATAGAACAAGCTCAATTAGAACTTGAAACTTTTATGGCATCTCTTAACCAAACAATGGGACAACCTGGAGTTGGCACTGTTGGAGTATCTGGAGATACTTCTCTTGCTGGCAGTCCTGAAACGTCTACACCAACTTCTGGTAGTGCTGGCTATGTTGATGTTGGTTTCGGAATAGAATCCGCACTTGGTGCTCCTGGAAAAGAAACTGCACCGAGTGAAGCTGCTCCAAGTGAAGCTGCACCATCAGATACGAGTAGTGATGAAGCAGGTGGAGATGACGCTGATGGAGGAGACTCTTTTTATGACGGTGGAATGGTTTTAAAGAAGATGAAGAAAGGAAAGAAAGGCGGCTATGCTGATGGTGGCAAAGTTTCTCCAGAAGAAGATTATATCAAGAAAGCTACTCAATCACCAAATACTCTTGGAGCACCTTCCATAATAGAAGAAATTATGAATATGCTATTCAAAAGTAATATTGATCGCAGAGGAGCAAACTTCGGAGTTCCTCCAGCTGCTGGAAAAACATCAGCAATAGATAGTGTTCCGATTAATGTAACTCCTGGTGAATACGTTCTTCCTGTTGACGTTGTAAATGTCCTTGGGAAAGAAAAGTTAGATGCACTTGTTGATTCTCTCCATCAACCAATTCAAGGAGGGAGGGCAACATAATGGCTGTAGAGAACATTGTTAGCCTTGACAAGATTATCTCTGAGTTTGCTAACGTTGGCGCAGCTCAAGCTGCTCAAGGAAAGAAGCTAGATGCAGATGAGGCTGCATTGAATCAATCTGTTGGAAAGGAAGAGGACGCTATTCGCCGCGAAGCGGAACTCACAGGGCAAGTGCAAGGTCTTGTTGATGAGCTTGGAATACGTCGTGCTGGAAGGAATGCTGATGCAGCTGCTTCCTTTGGAACAAATCCTGACGCTTCTACTTATATCATTAATGAACTTGCCAAAACATCTGTAGAAAATGACAAAAGACTAAGAGCTTCGGCCATAGATTTGCAGCAAAAAATGTCTGTTGGCCCTGGTGATGATATCCTCGAATGGATTGCAAATCAATTTATACTTCCTTCTCAAGCGCAGGCACACAATGCTCTCGCTGTTGAGCAGGAGATTGTCACTGGCGCAATTAGCAGACTTCAGCAGCAAACACAAGAGCAAGTTAAGATCAACAATGCAATTACTGCGAATACATCTCAAGCTATTATTAAGGCAAATTCCGAACGTCTCCTTGCAGCTGCTGCTGTCAAAGCTGCAAATGCACAACAAGAAGCCCTTAAGGTTAATATGACTGTTGGTAGCGTTAGACTTGCAACAACACAGCAAGCATTTACCAACAGTCTTGCTCTTGTTCGTGCTCAAGTTGATCTTCAGCAACTCCAAATTCAACGTGATAGGAATAAGCTGGATAAGGAGCTTAAGCAAGAACGCCTTGAAGCTCTTCGCCGCGCGGAGAAAAGTGACCTCGAACTACAAGTAGATCTTAATCGTGCAACACAACTTCATGGAATGCGTCAAATTACTCCAGAACAATTCCGTCGTATGTCAGGGCCGATGAAGCAGGTTCTTGAGTATGCAATGTCTGATCCTTCAATGCTTAGTGGCAGACTTGGACCAAATCCTGCTGTTGCAGTTGAAATGGCCGTTACAATCAATTCACCTCTCACTCCTGCAACACAGGATGTTAAGGGAAAACTCATTGATATGATGGTAACTGCTCAATCACGTCCAGATTGGTCAGCTCTCAAACCTGAACAAAAGCAAAATGCGCATTTAAAAGCAATAAATGAGCGTCTGGCTCTTGAAATGCGCAATATTCCTGATTCCGGCAGCATCTTCTCAGCTCCTCCGATGCAAAGTGTTGGAAAGATTCCAAGAGTGGAAGCTACTGTGCTATGGAAGGAGTATCTTGCTCCCCTTGCTAAGAATCCGACCGCTCCAATGTCTGCAAATCAACTTTTTACTGGTGCTCTCGATACTGTAGCTGCTGGAAAGATGCCAATCGAACAAGCTGCTCTTGAGATTTCAGAAATCTACAAAGCTATCGTTGCTGATAACTGGCACAATAAGGATTATGGACGCTTTGCTGTCCAAGTTCCCGAACAATATCGTCATTCTTACAATACTCGTATTCCTGGGCCGTTCCGCTTTGGGACGGAGCAGCCGCTTGATATGACAAATGCAACAGCTGTTAAGAATCGTATGCTTCGTCATCTTAATGCACAAAAAATGAGTGATGAAGCTGAAACACTTTCCTCTCAAATGCTCCCCTGATGGAACATACTGATCTACACATTGCTGCGGATAACCATGAGGTAGCTCTCAGCGGTCGTAGTATGTTCGATTCTGTTGCTGACTTTCTCAATAAAGGTGTTCCACTCACTGGTCTCAGCATCTACAACAGTTTCGTAAATACTGCTGTTGATGTTGGCAACTTCTTTGGCGGCGATTTCGAACGTAATAATCCCATTGAACAACTTCAAAACTATGACGACGATTTGCTCTCCTATTATAAAGAGCACGATGAAGGCATTGAAGCAGCTGGCTTAGTTGTTGGCAGCTTCATTCCAGGTCTTGCAGCTATTAAGGCTTTGCAACTCGCTTCTCGTGGAAAGCAAGGTCTAAACACAGCAATGGCTACAGGACTTCTCAGCGGTAAGAAGCAAGCCGTTATTCGTGATGCTATTTCTGAAATTAATGCTGGAGAAGCCTCTCTTTTCGGCAATATTAACGCCTCTAAACTCAAAGCTATTGCTTACGGCTTCGGGGATCAAGCTCTCCAAGCTGCTGCTTGGGAGACAGCAACGATAGCAACAATGAAAGCAAATCCTCTTCTCGATAAGGATGGATTTGAAGATATTATGTCACATATGTTTTGGGGAACACTCGTCGGAGGTGGTGTTGGAGGCGTTATCGAAGGTATTGCTATTCGTTCTACCATCAATAATGCGCTGCGCGATATAGACGCGAAGGAGAAAGTCTTCGATTTAGCAAAGAGTCTTGGACTCGGTAACTTCAATGCTGGTGATCGGGTTGTTGCACTCATCAACAGTATTGACGAGATGCCAATTCCTGCTACTGCTAGTGAGAAGGTTAAAGCCATCAGAACAAAATCACACGCTGAGATAGAAGCTTGGAAAACTCTTAAAACTATTAGCCCGGAGGCTGATGAGAACCTTGGAAAAGCTTTCATCGACTCCCTCTATCATATGCGGCATGAAGCACAGCTTACGAAGGAAGAAATGTATGACTATCTTGCCCGTCTTGCAAGAATTAGCCGTGCCGACTCAGAATCTTATCTTAAAGGAGATGACGTATTCTATGTGAATCGTTTCGCTAAAAAGGAAGATGTTGACTTTGGCGATCTCATTATTCAGCCTTCGAAGGCTAGAACTGCTGAAGAAGCAGCTCATTTCCTGGAGATGCAGAAGAAAGCAGCTTCTTCCTATGCTTACACCATGGTTCCTGGAGCTACCAATATTCGTGTCTCTCGTTTTGATGATGTAATAACCAGTGCCGACAAGCAATCTGTGCAGAAGTATACCAGCAAGACTGAAGCTTTCGAAGCTGGTGAAGACTTCTTCATTGATTCGCAGCTTAATGTCAGTGTCAACCAAAATTCAGTGAATGTGAAGCGAGTTCCTCGTCCTGGTGAAGGTAGAATTCTTAGTGCTGCGGAAGAGAAAACATTCCGCAGCACTGGAAACCTTCCTGCTGGAGCTAAACCGCTCTATGGTGCTCCTCTTTTCTTCAATGTTCTTACTGGACATGTAACTGATCGTGCATATGCTGTTATTGGTGATATTGCTCCAATTAAAAGTATCAAAGATCTCCTTACTTACGACTCTCGCGGCAACATTACTGGTATTTCCTTGAGCACCGAAGCTGGTAAGAAATATTCCAGCACTCATTATGTTGAATCTGGTTTTAACTACCATGATGATTCTGCTCTCGACGCAAATGCTCGCTATGTTTGGGCATTTGCTCGTGGACTCAAGAAGGATGATATCATCAACTATAATGATATTCCAATGCTGGAGCAAGTTATTCGCACAGGAAATGCAGATGGCATGGACAAAGTACGGGAACTCAACGTTCGCATGAGGCAACCAAACGGAGATATTAGCAAACTTCCAGATGCTGCTGCTGTTCTTGAGCGGCAGGTGTGGAAGGAGAAGGATGCTGTTATTGCGGAGCTACTCGGTGATGGCAGCAAACGAGTGGATGCTACTGAAGTTGCTATTAAAGCCAACGTTCCCAAGCAGTACCTAGAAGCTGGAATGCGTGCTAATAAATGGGAAGAAGTCTCAGTTCCTATTCAAAATTCACTTAAAGTTAACACTATCCGCCTTGAATATGATATTGGCGACCTCAGTGTTCAAGAAGGAAATATATTGAGAGGAATGGTTGATATGCAGTATCGTGTAGACATGGCAAAACAGCAAGCTCTTAATGCTGTTACCAACTACTATAAAGCAGAAGCTCCTCGTATGGTTGCCAGAGGAACCGCTAAAGAATCCAGTATCCTAGGAGCTGGGCCAGGTGCATTTACTGCATCTAGCGCTGATTACGGAACGCTTGCACAACAGATGGAATCTCTTGGCAATGCGCTTAGTCAATGGATGCAGGTAAAGAGAAGTTATGTTACTGATCATCTTGCTGGCGCAATTTCTGCCTTCGAAGGTGATGAGATTGCTAGTGCTGAACTTGCAGTTATTACTAATATCGGACGTAGAGTTTCTCGTCAATTCCAGTTCCTTCCTGAAAATATTGCTGTTCAATATACGAAGCAAGGAGCAACTACAAATACTATGGTTCTCGAAAAATCACTTATTAAAGATCCCGGTGGAGCAATCATTGGATGGAAACCTGACTACGTTCCGAATGAAGGAGTTTGGATTAATGGCAGTCGCTTCGGAAAGCTGGATTACAGCGATAAGCCATTCGAAGGTGCTTTCACCTACTATAACCTGAATCCAAAAGTTGCTAATTTCCTTCGTGCAGGAACTGAACTTAATGATGAGCGGCTTGTTCACCACAATACTTGGCTTGCTGCTCAAGGTATTGCTCGTAAATATGATCTTGGCACTGTATATTTTCCGCCTATTGATACTGCTCGTTATAAATACGTGGCACTCGTTCGTGAAGCAGAAGGAATAGCCTTTGGAACCAGTGATGCTGGTGCTCTTGTTTCCGATTCTGCGGAAGGACTCCAAAAGAAGGTTGCTCTTGTTCTTCAAGATAATCCACAAGCTCGTATTTCTTTCAAAGGAACATCGAAGGATTATCACGAAGCTCTTGGAGATTATGATTATAGTCTTAATCTCGTTGAATCAGCTGTTGACTCCAATCTTCGGAAGAAAGGTATTCTCAGTGATGTGCTGCCAAATGTTCGTGGACAGCAGCAACTCAAGGAATATTTCGATTGGCATATACGGCAGGAAGAGCGCCAAAGCAGAAACTTTATGGAGTTAGGCAATGCTCAATTGTTCGCTGAATTGCGAGCACTTGGGAAGAAGTTTATGGAGCCACAAGAAGCTGTGGGGCCACAAGAGGGAAGATTCTTTAGGCGAGCGGAGAATCCATTCCGCCGTTATACCGACCTTGCGCTCAATATTAGTCCGAAACAGGAGTATCGACTGTGGCAAGATTCTCAGGAGAAGGTGGAAGCTTTTGCTGCTACTGCCTTCCGGCAAGCGAAAGAACTGCTTGGACAAGCAAGTAAAGGACTCATTAGCTATGAGCAAGCAACTGAGTTAACTACGAAGTTTGGTCTTGGCAATCCGTATCAACGGACTATTGAAAAGCTTGGAGAGCTGAGTGAGAGCGGTGCAACGAAAGGTGCTCTTGAGCGTTTCGCAGAAGCTAATCGCCTTCCTTTAGGTGTTCCACTTTCTCGCTTTGTCCAGAAGGCGAATTCAATTTTAGCAGCGACTGTAATTCGGCTCGATGTTTTTCAAACCTTGATAAATGTGGTATCAACACCAGTTCTTCTAACAGCCGAGTTCGCGTCAGCGAAGAATAATCCAGCCTTACGCCAACTTCTGACAACAACGCTTCCAGGTGCAGGTGATAAAGTAGTTCCTGCCTACTCGAAAATACTTTTCGAATCAGTGGGAGATTTTTTCGGGCGAGATAAAGAAGCTCTAGTCTCCCGCTATCGTATGCTTGGAACGGTTCGGGAACTCTCCTCGGACTATCAAGAAATGCTTTCGAATTTGACGATCGCCGGTTCGACGACAGTAAAAAAGCTAGAAGAAATGGGCGAGAAGGCTGTAAAGCTCGGAGTGAAAATTTCCCGCGCTGATTGGGCGGAAGAATTCGTTCGATTTGTTGCATCAAGAACGGCTGACAAACTTTTCTCCGCTCTCGGACACTCGGGACAAGCTCTCGACGACAATATAAGAACATTTGTAAACCGAGTGCACGGCAATTACTTGGCTGCGCAAAGACCTGTGGCATTTCAGGGGCCAATAGGACAAGCAGTCGGACTCTTTCAGACATATCAGTTTAACCTCATGCAGCAAACTTTCCGTTATGTTGCGAATCAGGAAAAACTCCCACTTGCAATGTTATACGGCATTCAGGGTACCTTATTCGGTATGCAAGGGATTCCCGGCTTCCATGCTTTGAACACTCATATCGTAGGTAATGCGTCGAATAATCCTGAGCATAAGGATTTCTATTCACAAGTGCCAGCACTGTTTGACAAGAAGCTTGGGGATTGGATGTTATATGGCTCACTATCAAGCGTTCTCTCGACTGGGTTGTATTCTCGCGGTGATATAAATCCACGCCAAATATCCATCCTTCCAGTGAATCCGTTAAACTTTCCAGCAATTTCGGCTGGAATACGTTTTGTTGGTAATCTCTGGGATTTAGGTACCAGAATGAAAGACGGTGCTCGTTTTTCTGATGCACTACTACAAGGATTAGAGCATAATGCTTTATCGCGTCCTCTGACTGGTATTGCTCAGATGGTACAAGGGTATACGACCACATCGAAAGGTTCCTTAATTAGTGCATCAAATGATTGGGATTCTATAGCGACAGCTTCACGCATCCTTGGAGCAAGACCTCTTGATGAAGCAGTCGCATTAGACGCTCTCTATCGAAAGACCGCATACCAAGCGAAAGATACTGCGCGGATACAGCAATTAGGTGAGGCTGTAAAAACAACACTGATCGCTCAGCAGACTCCAACAGTGGAAGAGCTACAATCGTTTGCTGGCCGATATGCAGCTTCGGGTGGTAGAGTTGAGCATTTTGGTAGGAAGATGATTGAATGGACGCGCGACGCCAATCAGTCAACCGCCAATGATATTTATCGCTCACTTCGGTCTCCTTTAAATCAAAATATGATGAGAGTTATGGGAGGTGAAAGACTCCCAGATTTTTCTACTTCCCTTCCGGCTTCGGTGACTGCGACTTCGCCAATTCAATAGTTATAGCCTTTGGCCCCTCTGTAACTTCCACATCAACAAACTGCGGATCATTTGCAATAATAATAGCTCCCTTCTGTCGCAGTTTTCCAACCAACATATTGCATAGATCTGGAAGATCATACGTTCCATCTAGCAGTATCCCAAGATCCGCAGCAACCGCTCCAAGTGACTCCTCAAGATCCATTCCTTCCAGCTTAGCTAAAAGTTCTGGATGTTGTTTCAGTTCTTGCTGAAGAGCTAGTATTGCATCTGGTAGCATGATATGATACATTAAAGTTTCTTCTCCTTTCCTCCCGCTTTACCGCCCGACTTTGGCATGGCTCCTGCCTCTTTTCCTTCTGTTGATGGAGCGGCAGCGACAACTTGTTCACTAAGTTCTCTGCTTAACTCTATCTCGCTTTGTATTTGCCGTTTCAACTGCTCCAACTCCCGCTCCTTCTCCGCCAGCGCGGTATTGACTTGTTCAGCTAATTCCTCAGTAGATTTGAGCGTTTGTTGCGTCTTTGCCAGCGCGGAGCGGGCGGCGGAGAGTTCGCGTTCGAGTTGCGGCTTTTTCAGGAACCAAAACTCAATCGCTTGAGGAACCTGATTGTTCCAGCAACACGCCTTCGTGCTGAGATCATCATAATGGGCAAGCGTAGATTTACATAGTTCCTCTACGGTTGCCGCATAGCACTGATCTTCTGGCCGTGCAGTCGGCGTCCCGCCCCCGGAGTGGTTGGTCATGGTTGGCCTTGATTAGTTAAAACCGAGAATATAGCGTTCAACTGCTTGGCGATCACCCTGTTGCGCTTGCATAGCAGCAAGTAGACCAAGCGGGGCTAATGCTTTGCTGGCACTCTTGGTTTCTTCATGCTTTTCTAAGTCAGACATCATCGAAGTCACGGCATTGAGCAGTTCTCCGCGTTTGACGTATTCCATTGCACGAGCCTTGCAAAACTGTATGTGCTCTTCACGTGATCTCATCTTTCCTTCTCCCCTCCCCGCTGTCGGGGGCCGCGCTCGTAGATGTTAATGGTTTGCCATAGTCTATGTCGTATTGGTCTGCCCTTAACTGACAAGCCTTGGCTTCGCAGACAGTAGCAGATTGGTAATCTGAGCTAACGCAGACTTCTCGGCTCACTCCATAGACAACGTGAGATTTTTGACAAATCCAACAAAGCAGCTTGGTGGGGGCCGCGCTTACCCCGCGTTTGTCATTGCAATCCGCCATCAACACTGAATTCACCTTATCTTTTCGCCGTTCCACAAAACGAATCTGTCCAGTCGTATGGTCAACAATAGTAGGCTGCGGCGCGGCTTTCGGTTGGGCGAGGAGGGCGTTAGTCTGACAACGAAGATTAAGCGGGATGTCAACTCCACGATCAATACACAATTCCAGCCACTCCCGCAGCAGTTCCAAAGCTTCATCTTGCTTCACAGTGCTCTCCTTTCTTCTTCAGTTAAAAGTTTCCAGTCTACAAACTTCAAATCTTTCTGCCTTTCGGCCTTAGATAGCCAACCTTGCCCTGTAATAGCTTTAACATGATGAATCTTATCTGCTTGCTCAAGACTCTGGATAAGAATAGCAAGATCGGTAGGTTTATCTAAATCTTTGTGGACTTCTTTCCAAAGATCCTTAAGCCCAACTGGTTTGTTAACAGCTCCAATAACTCTAAGAAGCTTATCCGCGATTGCCGAATGTTTCCCTTTGCCAAATTCTCCAAGTGCTTTCGGCATATTTCTTTCAGCAGCACTAAGAAATGTGTTTGCTCGTAATACTTCGGCTGTATCAACTGTTGTCGATATTCTACTTGCTGCACAGGTGAGGCAACCTTTAAGGAGTTGAGTAAATCTGCGGTTTGAATAGTGCCGGAATCGAACATCAGGTATATCCTCCCATCCTTTATAAATCTCGTCGAGCATCGCATGAGCCGCAGACGTAATCGTCGCGCTGCCTCTGACTTTCGATTGAATTTCTTTAAGTAAAGTAACGAGCTGTAATTTCTTCTCCTCATCGGGAGGGTCTGGGAATGTAAATTTTCTTCCACTGATTTCTCCATGAATGTGAATTAATCTGCTAAGGAAACCTTGTCCAATTAGATTAGCTGGAAAGGTGTCCGCATAGTCTTGAGGAGTAATACCGCCGAGAATATTTAATGTTGGGAAAGGTATTGCAATACTAACACCGTTCTTTATTCTGCTGCGATAAATATCATCATAATCCCAGAGTTGACCTAACATTCGACAGAAGTCAGTATTGTTTGTGCCGATAAACTCGTTAAGTTCATCTGCTGTGATATAGACTTCTCTGGGAGATAAGTCATCAATTTCTCTGCTGCCCCACAAATTCTCTGAAGTCGTCTTGTCATACCCACGCTTATATCCAGATGTAGATCTATCTGTATAAAGATCTTGTGATTCTCCTTGTAGATCAAGCAGAAGCTTCTCTTTTGTTGTTCTATCTGCTGCGATAGTAGAATAGCCTGTGGAAGTGATGAGTTTCTTTCCAATCCTGATCGCAGTAGATTTTCTAGCTCCTGGCTCGCCAACAAGGATACAATAGATATTTGGATACACTTTGAAATGTCCATGTTGTATGTGAAAATTTCTGCCAAGTATGGCTGCGAGGATGGATATAGCACACCAGCGATGATAGATATAAGGCGGTTCAGTTTTTTCCGTGTATGCGAGATATAAAGATATGAAATCGGGTTCATTCACACTATCCTCCCGATTCTTCTAAGATAATACTCACGATTATGCCGCTGCTTCCAACCTGGATGTGCAGCAAGCCAAGTATCCATCTGTTGTTGACGCGTTAGTTTATTCTTCAGATAATATTCGCGGTCATAGGCTTTGCGGCTTAATCTACTTTCAACTTCTTTATCTTTGCCCATATATTACTCTCTCCTTTCATGTCAACTGGAACACGTAGAACGCGAGAAACGCCAGTGCAGTCAGTAACAGGAATATCAAAAAGCATACATTCATGCACACGCCTAACAAGATCGAGTCTTCCAATTCTATACTGAAATAGAATACTGTCATGAATCTGTGCACAGAGTTTGAAGTCCGCTGGATTTGGAAGAGCAACTTCATAGAATACCTTTAACCAAGCCTTGTTAAGTGTCATCGCATTAAGCGACTGTGGAGGATGAGCAACATATGAGTTAAGATCCTGCTTACTCTTAGCAGGATTACCAAAACAATAACGAGTCCATCCAGTAGGGCCAACAAGCTGCTTATGTGTTATTACCTGATACTTAATATAATCATACCATCTACTTCTAACAGTTGGATATGCAGTATCGAAACACTTCAGAAGATGTTTCGTAACTTGGAGAAGAGTCCAGTTTTTCGGTAAACTAAGTAATTCTCTTGCTCGCAAGACATTCTTAATTCCCATCGTATCGAGTAATACTCTTTCCCCCATATTGTAATTGGCCCCGTGATTTGTTCGCTTAGATAAATCCCGAATTTCTTTATCAATAACGTTACCGCTGGCATCCACAATCTTCTCGTATGGTAGGCCAAAAAAGGCACTCGCATTGATAGCGTGAAAGTCTTTACCACTGGCGAGAGTTGTGAGGAGGTTTGTGTCGCCGCTAAGGTAGCCCGTATCACGAGATTCTGCCTGCGCATAGTCAGCTTCTCCAAAGTAAAAGTCGGTGTCTGATTCGAAAACTTCCTTGTAAACAATGTCTGTTCTCCTTACTGGAATGTTGTGTATTTGAAGTCCTGCCCAAAAATGGTGCTCCTGACTAGATAATCTTCCTGTATCTGTTCCATGCGGATTAAGCTGATACATAAATCGCCCGTTGAGAGTAACTCCGTCCTTAAAGTAACTTGAAGTGAGTTTGCGATCTTTTCGTATATCTTCAATGAGGCCGACGAGATAAGCATTGAGTGGATGTCGATTCTTAACTCTGTCTTTCGCGGCAACGTCGCTATTAGTAACATCGCCAGATCCAAGAACCTTCCAAAGTCTAACGCATTGTGGGGAGCTGTTAGGATTGAAGCCAGGTTCTCCAAGTGCTTTTCGCAATCTTGTGACCTTAGTCTCAATCGTGCTTTCCACTTGGTCGCGTAGAGTATTGAAACTTTGTTCATTTCTTTTCACTCCTGTTAACTCAGCTTGGAGGCACGGGAAGTTAAGAGGAAATTCCATCTCATAATTACGAAGTGCCCACGCAGGCATCTCACGTAAGAGACTGAGACAGGATAATGCGGTTGTAAAATTATCCTTAGCGTTATATCTATAATATTCTTGTGAATATATCGGAACATTCGCTTCATCTTTCCAAAATTGCCACTTGCGAACGGCGAACGAAGTAATAAAGTCCAACCGTTTTGGCAACTCTGAATACCATGCGTGAAAAAGATTAGCTGTGTCGTAACACCAATTGCGAACAGGTGCTCTCCATCGGAGGTGGTAGCTATTATCGTATTTCCCTGTTTGGAAAATCTTCGGCGCTGGTAATGCGTTGAACTTCCGAATCCAAGCCAAATCATATTCATCCTTAAATGGAATAACTACAGAATGAAACCGGATACGCTTAGTCGCAGCATCAAACCATATACCACAATAGCCAGAACAAGTAATGATGAGATCGTCTTCGATAGTTTCCACGTCGTTAGCAATAAGATTAGCCCTGCTAAAATCATCATAAATAGCGTCAAGTCTTGCAGGAGTTGCCAGTTCCCAGGAAAATGCCGGGACAGGGAACCAGCTATCAGGCTGAGTAAACTTAGAAAGATAACGAGAGAACAGAAACTTACCGGTATTTGTCGTCGCCAAATGTTCGAGGGGATTACAAATGAGAAACTCGCAACCACTATGGTCGAGTATACTACCTGCATAATCATCAAGAGTTGGCTGTCGTCTATCATCTTCCCTCCTCAAGAGTTTAGTAAGGAGCCATCTATGAGTTGTTACTATGTGCTTTGTCCCGTGATCTTTCGCACGCAGTAATACTTCTGTAATAGTTCCTACCGAGCCAGCATTAAATCTAACGCTGTGCCCGCTAAGTAACGGCTTCAGAAACGGAAGAAATTTAACATCTTCCGGGTGAAGCTGAAGAAAGAGCCGCATTAGACTTTATCAGCTCTTGCCTGTGCGTGATGGTCGCTGTATTGTTCAGGATATCTTACCTTCAACTTTACCATGTTACTTTCGATAAGACTAATGATATCTGTTCCGAGTGTATTACACATCATCTGAATATAGAAAAGCATATCGCCACATTCTTCTTTCACATTGTCTCGGTCAATAGGTTTATTATATACCCACGCTTTTTTCATGCTGTCCAGATACTCACCAGCTTCTCCACTTGCGCCCACAGCCGAATGCAACAAGTCTAATACTTCTGAACCCATTGGCTTCGCGCGGAGTGCAACAAATTCCTGATATATTTCCAGAATAGTATATGCTCGCAACTGTCGCATTGTAGTCTCCTAAGAAACTAAGAAAAAAGGAAAAACAGCAGGAGCTAGGCTTGTGACTTCGCCCCCGCTGTTGTCTAACAACTTATGGCTGTTAGACTGGAACGAACCTGAGAAGATTCGCGTATTCCTTGCCCTTCTCTTTGTTCTCTGTTTTCTTGATAACAACGAGAGCTTTGATTCCTTTGCTGGCCTCAACGATCTGCGAATTGGCCTTGATGCCAAGACGTTCGCCAATCGGTTCGAGAACCTTCTTCAGATTCCCGCGACCAAACTCGTTGTCAAGCATAAAGGCAATAGTGCAAACATCTCCGATCTTCGGCTGTTTGTCAGCGTCATTCGGATCTGCCAGTTCCTTCACTTCGATGCACTTCATTGCCATTTCAACCGCAGGATGGTTGGCGATGGCTTTCTTGTTGAGACCTTGATGCAGTTCAACAAGGTATGCACCACTGGGAAATACCAGGAAACCTGGCAAGTCTTCAATATCATCCAATGTTCCGTCGAGAATAGAGAAGTCAAGGTTTGCTGCTGTTGCTTGAGCTGATTGGCTCATAAGACACCTTCCGTAAGTTTGAGTGAGTGAATGAATGTAGCGTTTTGAATCTACTGCTCTACAGCTTTCTTTTGCTGTAGCCTTTGCTCCCAATATCGCAGAGCGAAGTTGTGAAGGTCATCAGCCTTCTTATACAGATCCGTTACTGTTCCCTCGTTATCTAGGAGATAATGTCTGTTAGGAGGAAACGCGATTCTAAGATCTTCCGAAGAATGAGGACGAACAATATATTCTATATTTCTAATAATACTGGCAAGAATTCCTCCTTTTCGTTCAATCCAATCTGCCTCATTTTGGAAGCGAACATCAGGAATAATGAAGTATTCACTTCTTGCATTCCACAAATGTATCTCCATACATATAACCCAAATATCTTCATGAATAAGTTGTCTACCCCATTCCGTTCCGAGAGTTTGAGCAAAGTAGCGAGGGGAACGCTGGAAAAGATATAGATTCTCCTCTTTCTTTGATCTATCCTCCCAGATATTCATATCCTCCAGTCCCGGTAAATAACTAAGCATTTCCTTAATAGGAGCGGAGAAGTTACGGCTGTAATACTTATGCTTAAAACCTAAATACTCAGCAATAGTTGTCTTTCCCGCACCGGCCTTACCCATCAAGCCTATAATCCTCACAGTTTCTCCCCTTGTTGACTCAATCCAACAGCCTTCGCCGCTGATCCTTTCAGCGATGCCATTACATCAGCAACAGGATCTTTCTTCAGCGGAGGAATCTCACCTGTGAAGAAGGGAAGCAGCTTCGGAGTTTGGAACTTCTCGATAGCTTGATCCGTGCGACTTCCAATTAAGATTTGTTGCTTGAAGGTTGTTGAGGATGCGAAATTATGCTGTCCGAGACCGGCTTCGCAGTAGACTACATGATCGAAGTATTTGGCAATACCTCTGCTAAAGTTATCCGTTCCAGATACAGGCACTAACTTCGTCTTATCATTATCTTCCATCCGCGCAGTAGTAACTAAGCAAAGGACAACTACGTTATAAGCGCCTTGCTGAATGTTGCTATAAAATCCATCAAGGAGCGTGCCTTGCTTTCTATAATCTTCCCATCCAGGCTTGTATTCTTCGTCCTGATTTCTAATAATATGGTTGATTGCGGAATTTCCGAGCTGAGTTCCTGAATCAACAATGAAAATATCATTCTGTCCAAGTTCATGGAGGCAGAAGCGAGGATGAAACGCGGCTTTACTTTTTTCGCAGAGCGCACAGTTATGTCTCCCGTGGTGAACACAAAGATTCATTGGAGCGCCAGTAGCTACCTTCCTCATCGTCTCAATGCCTACTGGATAACTCCTGCTATCAGGAATACGGAAAAGAGTAATGCGTTCCTGCCATTCCTTTGGCAACTTTAGCAGCGTTCTCCAACCGTTCTCAAGATCGAACCAGTGAAGATTGAACCTTTCCGCAAGTTGACCTGCAAGTTGCGTCTTACCTGTTTTCGAGTCCCCAAACACGCAGATGTGTTGTGGAACCCATGCACCATCTGTTACTTCTGATAGCTTCATGGTTTAAGCTCCTGGGTATGTCGTTGTAGTTGTGCTTCGATTAATTCCAGAAGTGAGATGTTGAAATGAAAATCAGCATCTTCTTCTTTTTTAATTTTCGGATTAGCTCCTGTGATAATAACTTCATCACTAAGAGTGCAGATATTTAGGAATTCACAAGCTCTACCGAAGCTACTGCAAGCATCACCATGCATCGGCCACAGTTGTTCTTTATCGTAAATATTAACAGTATCAACTTCAATAAGCATTTGCTTAATCCAATGCGCCCTCATGCTATGACTTTTCGAAAAGGTAAATTGTTCGTATTCCTTAATTATCGTCTTGTAAACAAGATATAATATCTTAAAACTACTTCCTTTAATATTTGGATCTTTCTGTGCTATGAAGTCACAGACTAAACTATAACCTAACGCTTGATCTGAGTTTTGATACTTTGCTGGTAAGACCCATTTATCAGCTGTTGTTTTAACCTCCAAAACAAACAATTCTCTGGTCTTTTTGTGGATAAGAACCACGTCCACAAATCCTCGATAGTAGAACCCGCTACCAATCTTAATTCGAAACCCAAGCTCGCAAGCTGGAACATTATTGAATACAGCAACAGCATACTCAGCAAGAACAGCATCCTTAAAGTTGCGTTCAAATAACTCAAGAGCATGATATACATGCCAGAGTGTTTTTCTCTTCCGTTCTTCGGCGTCACTAACATTAATGATGTCACGCTTCCACATGAGGAAGATATCGAATACGATCTTGCGTCTTGGCGTGCCGAGTAATAACATCTGTATTCCGTGTCCAACGGCTTTACCAAAACTAAGATCCTCACTTTCTTCCTCCGCTTTTCCAAGCAGCTTAGTTAATTGGTATTTCCGTGGACAGCGCCTCAGAAGTGCTATGCTGCTGTGGCTCAGCCGTAGTAGTGCTGGATGGAGCAAACCATTTCTCCTGGAAAGCTTTATCTGATAGGAGTGCGTGGCAGAGTAATAACTCACACAACGCACGACTTATTCTTATATGTTTCGACAACTCAGTTACTGTATAGCCAATATCAATAGCATCTCTTGCATTTTCACAGTGACAGCAACCAGCTCTTAGCCTTCCACCAATTGTTATCCCAAAAAGATGCAGGCAACTGCTACATATATCAGCACCCGGAATATTAGGCCAGACAGTTCCCATCGCAGGATCGAGTGCTTCTTCGTTGCACAACCAACTAAAAATAAGTTTCGTTTCATGAAAGTAGTTAATATACATCCGGTGACGAAAGTGATGGAACAATACAGTGATAATGAAGCAAGCTGTTTCATGCTTCATTAGTTAATCCTTGCCGCCTCCAGAGTTTTCTTCTCTGCCTCTGCATCGTTAACAAGCTTTGGTAGAATGTCGAATACTGCTCGTCGCAGAGTTTGTTGAAGTGTCTCAGTAGGCTGAACGATGATAGTAGAGTATATCTCATTACCGCAGCTAAATCCACGGAGACAAATTTTGTGGGGAATAGTAAGATCTGTGATATGCGGGGAATAGAGGGCAAGCGATACAACGGAATTATGGAACTCATGAATTTTATTACACTTGCGAGAGCATCCATCAGGATCATTGTCTACGAAAGCAACTTTAGCTGTCATAGATCCTCCATCCCAATATTCTTTAAGCCTTTATTCCTTCCACTCGCAGCACTTTTGACTGTCTCATCAATAATTCGTGTTTTTGTTTTACTTTCAAGACCGGCAACTATAATGCTGATATCTTCTTCTTTAAGTAGATGAACCAGTTCGGGATCTTTATCAAGGTTGCGATGAATTGTTTGCAACATTGATTCCATACCTGGATGGTTCGCCTTGAGCGCCGCGTCAAGATCAGCGATTCGCTGCTGAAGTTCAGCAAGTCCAGGATATTCTATTGATGCTCCAGCCTGTTGCTGCTGTTGTTCACTCATGGAAGTATCTTTCTGTGAAAGCTTTTAAATGCTTTAGGATATTTATCTGTTTGCTTCTGCATCCTCTGCCTGCTGATAACGCGAAGAATATCGCCAACAGGAATATTTACTTTTGATCCGTCCTTTAGCAGAACATCCTTCTTGATGGCATAATGTTGTGGCAGAGTTTGTTTCCTTTTCCTACGCAATGCGCGTTCAGCTTTCCTCTTTGCAAAAGCTTCTGGATTGCGGATATTGGAGGTCATAAATCTATCTCCTTGTGAACATCTTCCAGACCATAACGCTGTTTAAGGCGGAACTCAATACGCACATGCTTCCCATCAGCTAACCTAATACGCTGAATGGCAAGATAGAGTTTATCGTGGGAATTGGCAAGTTTAAAAGCTACATCATTATTTTTCTCTTTGATGACAGCCTTAACTACACGAACGGCTATCAGCTTATGGACTTCTATGTTGCAGGTATATCTATCCTTTAGTCTCTCCCAAATCTTTTGATATTTCCTCATCTTTGAGATCGTCAGGTTCCAAAATGATTACTGGATACTTACGAAGCGGAGACTTGCGAATGAAGCTGATGTAGGCAACTGTTCCATCCTTCTCTGCTGCATCATTCGTATTTTTTTTTAGCTTAAAACGAACTTGTGTTCTATCTTCTTCGCTGCTAAATCCAAGTCCTTCCATCACTTTCTCTTGTTTACTCTTGTGATGATGGAGTCTAGTGCGAAAGTTTTCAGCAACATCTTCATCTGGAAAATATAAAACCAGCTGCTGTCCAGCAAGCAACTGATTGTAGATTTGTTGAAATGAAAATTCAGCTCGTTTCACAGCGAGCTATTATACGCAATTAGTTGTGCAGGTGCCAGCATAGCAGCATTGCTGGCATACAAGAGTTCTTCCGTCAGCGGTGTTGATAATGTGAGTAGTGCAGATCATCTGAGCGGAAGCTGGAAGAGCCAGCAGAATACTCAGAAGGAAAACAAGATGTAACTTACGCATTGTAATCTCCGGGTAATAGGAAGTAGAAAGTAGTCAGGTGATGGCTGCCATTCTTTAGTTCTACCTGACTACTTTCTACTTCCCACGCAGCTGGTTTTAATCAACTGCCCCGCTCAATGGGTATATGGAAGGAAGTAGCCTCTTTCTAATTTATATACCGCCAGAATGGAAACAAGAAGCGGGGAGCGTAAAGAAGAAGGCTCCCAAACATGTTTCAGTCAGGAGCCTTCTTTCTACGTAGATGTTACAGATTGGCGAGCAGTTCTGCCTCGTCACGCTTCAGCAGATCTTCGATCTTGCCGCTGAGAAACTCGTAAACCTCAGCAAAATCCTCTGCTTGTTGCGTGTTGGTAAACCACATGCCAAGCTGATCCTTCAGGAAGCTCAGAATCTTCTTCTGAGTCTTGACAGGCTGCAAGCGTGCAACGAACAGCTTCGCTGCATTCTCGACCTGTTCTTTCTTCTTCCCAGTAACCGAAGGCATAACATCAAGGTAATCCTTGAAGAATTCTGCCCAGGTTTCCTTGCTGATTCCACCACCACGACGTTCGGAGGGAGGAATGTTGGCGATGAACTCCATCGTCAACTTGCTGATGTCGAGTTCTTCCTGCTTGTTAACAGGATTGTTCTCGTCACCAACTTGCAGACGAGCATAGTCCTTGACAACTTCGGCAAGAACTTCCAGAAGAAAAGCCTTCTGTTTCTCGTCTTTCAGCATCAACTGGATGCCATCTTCGGTAGGAACTGGCAACGCAAGTTCCACAGTGGGACGCTTCACTCCCAGATCATCTTTCTTGAAGTGAAACTTCTCGGACTTGAGAATCGTGCCAGCGATCGGACTTGCTACTGCTTGTGCGGGATTTTCTCCCATTGCTACTCTCCTTCAGGGTTAGGAATTAAACTCCACAGCAACGATAGAAAGATGTTTGGAAGGGTTCTTTCGTTCGTTGATGCTAACGGACATTCTACATCAGGCCGAAGGCGTTGTCAAGGCCGCGGATTCATCTAGTTTCTTTTTGTTGAATTTATATTTATAGCCGTTCTCTAATATCAAGGCAGTTTCGATTTGACCGAGTTGAAACAGAGACTCATTACAAGATAGAGGCTTTATCTTGGTGAGCATTTTTCGTAGCTGCGTGCAGCAACCTTTAATCACACGCAAGTTACTTCCGTATTCAAGTGCGAGTTTCTGCTTCGGGGATAGTGATTTCATGCTATTCTCCTTGATGAAGTAATTACTGTTTATTTGTGCAATATTTCTAGTAACCTGTCATTTATTTTGTCTAGCTTCTTTCCTATTTCTGCTAGATCAGAAACAATAATTCCAGTTATAAGGAGTCCAACTCCTATGAGTAACAATTCCATACTTCCCTCCTATTTAGTTAAGGTTAGTGCCAGTTCTTGTCGAAACAATGCTTTGTTTCGTGGCCAAGAATGAATAATTCAATAGTAAGATCAGGCACTTTTGCGAATCTTGGATCTTTTTTACGCATCTCAGGGTATTCACTCTTTTTCGGAACATAGATTGTGCATACATCACCAGTAGGAAAGTATGCACAACCAACGTTGCTGTGTTCTTTTCCATAAGGAGAACGATAGCATACCTTGTTTATTTCTTCCAGCGAAACTTCATGCTTTACTATTGTCGTAGTCTGCATAGTGGAGCAGCTAGCTAGTAACAATAGTAACACAGGTAGACTACTCAGCTTTAACTTCTGGTTCATCACTATCTACTCCTATATCTAAGAGTTTCGCTTCTTTCGTTTCTTCTTCTTTCCCTTCCCACGGGAGACCCCACTTTGCTGCACAGATTGGGCCGTAACCATGATAAAGAGAAATCTTGTTTGTAAGTTCCAGTCCGCAAAAGCAACAGTGCGAAAACTCAATACCTGAGAGTTTCGCAGTTTCGACCGGATTAGCTGCAATCTTGCGGATAATAGTTTTAATCTCGGATCGAAGAACCTTTGCAATCTGTCCTTCTCCTTTAAGATTAATGCTACCATAGAGAGACCGTTCAGGCCAGTGCTTTCCGTTGGTAATAAGAATGAAGCCAGGCGTTTTGCTGAGACTGCTGGCACGATAAAAATGGATGTTGATTCTTGAATCTTCTGGGAGTTTAATCTTAAGAGCCGGGAACTTGAGATTCGAGGAAGCTTTGATAAATAAATCTCGCAGCTTTGTTCCATCGAATACTTCTTCGACTCGCTTCTCTTCCCTGTTTCCTGCTGCATCACATCTAGCCAGTAATCTATCAATCCAATAGACTTGCTTTTCACTGAGATACCCATGAGTTTCGAAGTATTGGATAAGACTGTGAGCGAAGGCTTCATTGCCGTCTCCAATCAACTCTTTCTTTGCTTTCAGTTCTGCTACTCGATCATCAAGTCTCTTTGTCATGGAGGAATAGTCCGTAGTCACGGTTAATCATGCGGACAATGCTGCTCCTGATGTATTTAATTGGTTCTATCTCCTCGGGGGCATAGATAGCAAAGAGAAGATCAGCAACTTCATTGCGAGTCTCAAGAACATTACGTTGCATCTTCCGTGTTCCATCACGATAATGCTTAGTAAGAACGCAATCGTGAAGTTGCTGAGAAGCAGGCATTGGATAGATTTGGAGCGTTACCAGCAATCCTTGTTGACTTACATCGTGGATATTAACTTTCATCTTGGTAGCTCTGTCTGTTTAGATGCCCATTTCTCGTCATCGCAGAAGCTGCAAGTTAAAGAAGATGGAGGATTCAACAGTTCCACAGGGTTTAATGTGCAGATGTGAGGAACATGTTGAAGATGCAAATGCTTATCGCAGATGGCGAATACAGTTCCATATTTGCCTACTTGCTTATTATAGAAGTGATAGTAAGCGAGCATGGTTATATCCGCTCGCTGTTCTCGTTGATAGGAAGAGGAAGATGTGGATTGTCAGGGAATATATTAATTTCGAAAGTAGTAATCTCTCCACTGACAGGATTTTTAGAATCAATCCATATCTTCCGGACGTGTGGGTTCCTGAAATCTTCTTTTGTTTCGACGTTAATTACATGATGCAGAAATAGTGTGCTCATTAGCTTTGCTCCTCTTCATCTTCTTGCTTCACAAGATTAAGCTTGCTGTCCTCAAGTATCTTCCTGAGTGCAGCAGGCAGCTTACCCAGATCGTGATACTTACTGGCCACTGGGTTACGGCCAAAATGCTTCATCACTTCTGTCCAGCGTCCACCATGTCCTCGTTCTTTATAGACTTGGAACGCAACATGATGAGCAACTTCATGCGGGATTGTATCTGCTATCATATCGTTGGGATCGAGATGCAGATATACCGGGCTACAAGTTATCTCATTGGTTCCATAGTTAGCAATACCAGCAGCAGAACCTTTAATCTTCCAGCCAAAGGTAGGAGCTGCTATAGTTGCAAGCTGTGGATACCACTTAGTTGCTACCTTCCACCAATGAAGAACGCAATCTCTTGCGAGAGCATCCCATTCAGGAACAAGATTAAATGCAATTGTGATTGGATCATCAACAGGTTGCTGCTTACGTTTCTCAAGCAGTAACCTCTCCCTCTCTTCCAACTTCCCTTTAAACCATTCAGCTTTCTCAGCAAGTGTGTTACCTTTAATCTTTTGCGACGTTACACCACGCTCGAAGGTGTTAGGTTCACATATGATATGCAGATACTTCTTTGCTCTTGTAACAGCGGTATACAGCAGCTCACGCTGATTCATTGTTGCGTGGCTGTTATGGAGAACGATGAATACTTTGTCCCATTCGGAACCTTGTGCTTTATGGATTGTGATGCAGTATCCACCAAGCAGCTTATTAACTTCAGCAGCGGTATCAATAGTTACTTCTTCGCCAGTAGCAGCAATAACAAGATCAATCATGTGGGAAGCAGCAGTAACACGATCCTCTGCTTCAGATGCTGCGAGTTCCAAATACTTATCTATAGCTTCAACATCAAACTCTTTACCTTCATCGGCTTCATGTTCAACCTTGGTAGTTGCATCTGCATCCATATCTTCAGTCCGTAAATGTCCCCATCTGTCCAGATACTCGGAGGGGGATTGGCAACTTTTGCCCATGTATTCAGCGTTTCTACTAATTTTAGTGATGACAGCATCTTCCTTCTCATAAAGAACTCTGTCACCTTCGGCAAGATAGTGCTTATTGTAACCAGCCACCACTTCGTGGACAGTTGCTTTGCGCTTTCTGCCAAGATGTTGTGAGATTCCTTTGTTAATCTCCACAGTTCCAAACGAGACGTTGAACGGGCAGAGGATGATATCGTCGTTGAAATTGTAATATCCACTGTCAGCCCATTCACAGAACTGTTTGGTAAGTGTGATGAGACCATGATCTGCACTAAGTTGTTTCTGCCAAGGTTGGAAGATAACCTTTCCATCTTCATTCTCCAAGCTAAGCGCATCCAGTGAAGGGATGATCTTGCGATCAACTTCCTTCTTTAGTATTGGATGGAGCAGCTTAACTGATTTAGATTTGCTGTTGAACAGCTTGGGATCACCAGCTAGAATCTTCCAAGCTAGTGAAATGATTGGGGAGTTAAGAGCTTGACGATATACTTCCGTAAGCTCAATTACTGGAAGTTCCAGCATCTTAAAGCCAAGAATTGCACTTCCAAATACTGGTGGAAGTTGCTGAATATCTCCAAGATAGATGAGTTGTGGCTTATGGGGACAAGCATCTAGCAGCATATCATGAAGTTCAACACTTACCATGCTGCTTTCTTCGAAGATGATAAGCTTGAGGCCAGAAGGTAATGGATTATATTTGCTGCGCTGTGGTTCAAAGCGCATTGTTTTCTTCATTTCTCCCGGCTTCTCAGGATTCTCTACCTCATACCAGACTGGAGCAAATTCCAGTAGCTTATGGATGGTAAGAGCGTGAGATTTGATTGCCTCTGGAAGAGCGTGACGAATGTTATTCACAGCTTTATTAGTAAAGCTACAAACTGCGATACCATGCTTTCCAGCATGTAACCACTTGGTGCCTTGAGATAACAGCTTGATACGGCCATCTGTTATCAACTTCTTTCCTAACCAACGCTGGCAAGTAGTCTTGCCTGTTCCAGCAGCTCCGATGAGAACAATGTCCTCACCTTTAGCTCCGCGATCAGCAAAGTTCTGCTGTTTATCATTGAGGATAATATCATCACGAGCTACACCTAGCACCTTGTGCGGATGCTTGGGAGTTTCTGCTTCGGCGCTTGGTTTATCTGCGTAGGCTGATACCAACTCAGCAACAGCATCAGCAGCTTCAGGATGCTGCACATTAATACCAGCACTAGCAAAGTCTACCTCCACGCCATCAACTTTTGCTTGCTGAATTGTATCAATAGCAGCAACAGCAGTTGGCGAAGATGCTAACTTCTTGCGTGCTTCAGCAAGTAGCTGCTGGACTCGCTCTTCAGTTATTCGTCTCATTATGAACCTCTTCAACAATAGGATATGCAGCAAGTGTTTTCTTGGATGCATTACGAAACTCGGGTAAACCTGTTTTAGCTTTTTTAATAGCAGCAGAAGCTGAAAGAGCTTCTAAGGATGTAATAAATACTAAGTTAGCTTTGTATTCCTTCATTTGTTTTAGTGTTCCATCTAGCGTTACTACTTGAAGCATTTTCCCAGTTTCAATGGGAGGAAGCTGTTGATATACCTTAAATGTAAGAAGTTTCATATGTAGCTCCTTTAAGCTTTGGTGGGTTCGTGGCTGTTGTTCGTCTTATTACCTTCGATCGATTCTCGCCATTCTTTGATAAGAACAACGTGAAAGCTAGTCATCCAGTTTTGCCGGAAGCTTAGACCTAACTCATTCGCAACTTTAATGCGATGAAGTGGAGTCATGAATACGATCTGGAAATTCTGTCCTTCATGTTGAAGGAAGTAGCAGACTTGCTCTTCGCTGAAGCTGATATCCTTCTTCAGTTCCTCCCAGGCATCATGTAGCAGGAAGAAGCGATCAAGTCTATCACGTTCATCAGCAGAGATAATCCAGAGTTGGCCGATGATAGCCTTCTCACGGAGTGTTAATGCTTTCTTACTCATCACTTGCTCCTTCGGAAATAAGTCTTGCTTGGGTTGTTGTATCGTCTACTTTTTCATCTACAACTGCATCATCTGAGCTAAGTTCAGCAGCTTCAGCATCTTCTTTTTTGGTATCATCTTCTACCTGCTGCGTAAACATCTCAGCATATTGCTTTGCTCGTTGAGCAAGACCATATGCAGCTTTAGCTCGAAGATAGGCTACTCTACTAGGATAAGCTACTGCTTGCGGTTCTTCACTGGGAGCAGAAGCTATGATAACTTCCATGTTATGCTCTTCAACGCTGCCTTCAACAATACGGAAGGGTGAAGCTTCCAGCACATTGAACTCTTCGTCAGTGATACCAAGTCCGTAGTTGAGTCCAGCTTTATTCTTCTTAACTAATGTTCGCAGATGCGTAAGAGTAGCATGGGAATAGATGCTGCCATGTTCAAGTTGTTCTTCCATATGTTCCAGTAGTTCTTCAAGATCAACTTGTTTGGCATTATAGATATTTATTCCCTTGAGGCAGAATAGTGATCGCCAATAATCATGCAATCCTTTCGGAGCATTACCAGCTTGCATCGCCCAAGTTGCTAGCAATCCAGCATAATCTTGGACTTGTTTTGCACTGTTACGGATAAGGCGTTCAAGAGCTACTTCCTTATCGTGCAGCTTCTTATCTCTCTCGTATTTAGCATATCCATCTTCGAATGCTTTGCGAGCATCTTGCCAAGTTTGAATCCAGTAACGAACATTCTCCAGCTTTCTATTATCCCGCTGGATAACGAATTTAGGAAGAACAAGAGCTGCTCTGCTCAGTCCACTAGACCAGCCAATGAAGCGAGCAAGTGGTTCGATGTTAAGCTGCACTGTATTATTCTCTGGATATGCAGCATGACGAAATTCAACGAGTTCGGTGCTGTGAAGAAGTCCCAGGAATAACAGCTTGCTCTCTTCTTCATTGTATTTCTGTGCTGCCCAACTTCCCATTCTACTTAGCAGCCACTTAGTTTCTGCTGTGAAGATGGGATGGATATAGGTCAATGATGTTGAGCCGAAGCCCGTAACATCATATATTATACCGCTATACTGACAGGTTATCTTCACTGTTATATATCTCCTGTTAATAAAGAAAACAACCAGCCAAATTCTGTTCGCAAAGGCGGCTGATGTAGGATTGTCTCATAACGCTTTGCGCTTGTCAAGCCCCTCTTGATCTTAGCAACTATTAAGTTGTTTACGTTCATGGGAGTTTCTGCTTCTTGAGAAGATCCCTCTGTGCTATTGGTGCTATCCAGTGCTATGTTGTGCTATGTTGTGCTAGGTGTGAGTTCCAGCCCCTCGCCCCCAAACAGCAACCTTCTGGCTGTTTCTACTCTCTCAGCACATTAGTATCTATACGGGTATAATTCGGGGGTATAGTTTAAAGTTGAAACACAAAGCTGCTGGTAGTTACTACTATACTACAGCTACTGGATACTATCATATATGTATCTATTAGCTATAACTCCCAGGAGACTGCTGTTTGGAGGGGAAGGGTAGTTGCTGCACATATAGCACATAGTAGCACAACGTAGCACATAGTAGCACAGATTACACAAAGGGATCGGTTAGCAAGATAGAAACTACCAATTCGTTATCCTGCTAATCTATTGACTTGTCAAGATACTAGGCAACTTGCGGGCGCTCGCTACCGCGAGAACATCAAGAAACTTCTTAAAATCAACTTCAAAATCAAAAACTGGAGGGGGAGGAAACTATCCCACCCTTTCCCCATTAGTTTCCTCCCCTCATTTTACTTTGTCGCATAGGTGCGACTCGTAAAATGAGCCTCCCCTCCTTCCTTTCCCGTATTTCTTTCTTTTTTAAAGAAAAAAAGAAAGAAATAGTTTCTGCTCAAACGCCGCAGAGGCTTAAAAGCAACTACTATTTAGTTGCTTCGCAACCGCTTGATAATGCCAGTCAAAAACAAGGGGCAGATAGCGAGTGCTCACTTAACTTAGTGAGTGCTTACTACTGATACAGCTAGTAGTAAGCACATCACACAGTTAGCGAGCACAGAACAATGCTCGCTATCTGCTGAAATCTACCTCTCACTCTTCTTTATTCTCCATGTATATACTGACTATCTACTGCTGGGTTATCCTACCACAGTCGCTCCAATGTCAAGGATCGCTTGTCCTGATGATATTTTGCAATTAGTTTGTCGCACGATAAAGCCTGTGCGACAAAAGTAAAGATTGCAGCTTCGCTGCTCGCAAAATAAATCCATCAGGCAAGCTTTCCTCCTTGACATTTTCGCTTTGTGTGGTAGTATCCCCCTTGCAGTAGATAGTCTTTGATGTTATCCTCAACTTAACTGACCGGAGATTCCAATGACAACGACAACCACAGCTCGCAAACAATTCTGCAAAGTCTATGTCGCAATGCCGAACAACTGGAAAAACCGCAGCAATACAATGAAGCGTGCGCTTGGAGCAATTCAACGCGCAAATCCACATCTCGCAATCCTCGGCGTAAATGAACCGTGTCAAGCTCATGCTCATTACTTCATTGACACGGGTTCTCCGAACTGGGTGCTCAAGAAGCATAAAGAACTCCAGCTCGAAACCATTCCGCTGAATCAAGGAGTCGATACCGAACTCGACTTCACGATACTGCGTGAGAAGCGAGAAGCAGCGAAGCAAGCTGACTTCGAATACCAACAAGCAAAGACAAAATTTGAAGAACCTGCGAAGTAATTCGCTACACGATGCATTACTGCTACATTCTACGTAGTGCATCGTAAGCGCATCACTTCAAAATCCACAACCCATAGATGCGCAGAAAGGAACAGCAATGAATACGATGGTCGTAATAATCCGCACAGATGCAAAGCTATCGAAGCAAGCAAGAACAGCTCTTGTTCTCGATATATGCGACTGGCTTCGTCAGCTGGAAGCATATGAACAAGAGCAAAGCACGATCGAAATCTCCTTCTATGAAGGAAACGACGAAACTGCTTACGCTTCCGATACCGTAAACGCCGAGAAGTAGCAACAGCAGAAAGCAACAGCAACATCAACAGCAGAAAGCAACATCAACATCCACAACTGAAAGGAAACAGCTTTATGAATCCCGATGCAATCGCATTTCATACCGTCGAACTTTACACCGGCAAGAACAAGCCGAAAGACGGACATCGCCTCAGCGTTACAACCTTCAAGTCTCTAGCCAAGTTCACGGAAAAAGAAGTTGATGGTAAACCGAATCCTGACTTCGATGCAACATACAAGAAACCAGATGCGCGATGTGTCAGTGTTCCATCCATCAAGCTCGAATGCACTCCTGCTATCATCAAGGATGCAATGCAACAAGCACTTGAAGATATGCAAGATGCTGCAATTCGAGAACTGATCATTGCAGCTCTGGATGAAAAGAAAAGCATCATCAACATCCACGAAGATCAGATCAACTACGAAGCAATTGCTCGCTTCGCTGCTGAAAACGCTGCAAGTGGCAAGCTGACGAAGGATGGAATCGAAGGCTGGTTCGATGACGAACTCGCTGATGTCCTCACCCTCAAGTTGGCAAACAAGATGCAACTGCCGGACAATGCAACAGCAGAACAAAACAAGAAACTGGCCAATGCAGTCACCAACTACAAAGGCGTATTCCTCAGCTTAGCAGCTCCAAAAGCTGGTCTCAGTCCGAAGATCGCAGTTCAACTCAAGAACGTCATTGACCTCTGCGAGAATAAGGACTCTCGCATGTTCAAGGTGCTACAGGGCAAGATCGTTGCACATCTGGAACTGAAAGATCCAGTTCTTGTCGGACTGTAACCCACATGGCAATTGTTCAACGCGAATTGGTAGTTCGATGCTCACACTTCGAAATCGGCGACTACATTGAATATGGCTGGTTTCGTGGAGAAATTGTGGGCATCAACTACCCATCGCTTCAACAACTCGTAAGAGTTCATGAAGTGATTCGAGCAGCGCCGGGAAGAACAGTCGGTGCTGTAACTCGCGTATCATTCAATCTTGGACAGCTATCATCGCGTCCAGAAAGGAGAAACAATAATGAGTGCGAATAATGCAACAGCGAGAACGCATCAAGCTCGCTACACTTGCATGGAATACCGCTTCAAAGTCTTTGCTCGCCAGCATTGGATGAGTGAAGATCTCGATGCAGCAGTAAACTGGGCCAGAGATACGAGCAGAAGCAACGGAACTCATTGCCAAATCTACGACAATCTGTTCCGTGAAACAATCTTCAAGATTGGCCCAAGAAGCAGACTGCAAGCGAATGTCTGACGAAAGGAGAAACATGCAACTCAACCGCAACAAGATGAAACAATATGGCTTCATTATGCCCGGAAATGGCATCAATCTGCGTTACTGGATTGATGAAGCGAAGAAACAAGGATACGCAGTATTGATTCTTGCATCGCATGTCGAACTATGGAAGTAGAAAGAAACTGCACGCTCATAACCAGCTATCAACAACGAACCGTTGATAGCTGGTTATTTCGCTGAAAACCTCTATCCTCCGACTCTTGCCGGGGGGTAGAGGCCTTTTTGAAGTCAGA